GTTTTTGCCGTGTCACAGTTTTGCACCGTCGGCAGTGTCGGCGCAATGTGCGAATATATCGGCATGAAGAATTATTTTACAAACCTGGGTATCGACATCCGAGACATATACCCCGACGGCGCCGACCTGAAGAACGAGGAAACGCGCGCGCTTGAAGAAGGCGACGAGTCGTTAACGAAATCCAGGCTGGAGAAAGTACATCGGATTTTTGCCGAAACCGTGGCCGAAAATCTCGGCATCGCTTACGATCCGACGCTGGAGCTTTTCCGCGGCCGCGTATTCTCTGCCGACGAGGCGGTGGCCGCAGGGTACATCGACCAAATTGGTTCGCTGGCCGACGCTATTACCTGGGTACTTACAGAAGCAACGAGCCGACAGGCAGCCAAATTATACAACTAATTTTTATCATCTGTATCGTATGAATTTAAAAAATTTCATCCCGGCGGTGCTTGCAATCCTGGGCATCCAGGACTTCCACAAGGAAGAAGGCCGCAAAGTGCTGACCGCACAGGAAAAGCAGAAGCTGGCATCCGCCGGTTTCCCCGCTAAATTCGCCGACGACTTCGAGGCCGCCCTGAACGAGCCCGAAACTTCCGCCAGCAACGACGAGGCCGACCGACGAGTGGCCGCACTGACTGCCGTACTGGGCCAGACTACAGCGCAGCTCACAACCGCAAACCAGGAGCTCGCCGCCCTAAAGGCTAAGAGCAACACCGACGCGGAACAGCTCGCCGCCAAAGAGGCTACTATTAAGGAGCTCAACGCCAAAGTGGTCACACTCTCGGAGCTCGCAGAACCAGACAACACCGCCAACGCATCAACCGGCGCGGCATCCGGCCAGACTTTCGACATCGCCAACGAGCAGCAGCTCGGCGGTATGCCTGGCGTTATGTTCGCACTCGACCGACCCTACAACCAGCGCGCTCGCGCGGCAATCGCCGCAACCCGCGGCATGTCGGTAATGGTTGCCGCCGCGTCGAGCGTGGACTATTCCACCCTTCAGGACGACCTCGGCGCCTTCTATCGCACCCCCTGGCGTGAGCGCATCCAGTCGTTCCTTGTCAAGCTCCCCACAATCGAAACGATTTTCCCCCTAGAAAGTGGCTACCAGGATCTCGCAACCCTGGTAAATATCTGGCTGGGCGAGTTCTCGCAGGCTGACAACACTATCGGCAGCAACTTCGACAACGTTACTAAAGGTAACTACGACTTTGGTACCGAAACGCTCCGCATGTTCTCGGTTATGTTCGCCCACAAGTTCCAGAACCTCGCCCAGCTCGAAAAGACCTGGATTGGCTCGCTCAACCGCGAAGGCTCCGACCCCCTCAAATGGTCGTTTATCGAATACCTCCTGGCCGAAACGGCGAAAAAGCTCCACAACGAGCGCGAGATGCGCCGCGTCAACGGGGTGCGCAAGAACCCCAACCCCAACCAGCCGGGCCGAGCCATGGAAGCCGCGGACGGTTTCTATGAGTTCATCCGTAAGAAGGTCGACGGCCATATCGACAATACACCCGACGGCGGCACTACCGGCAAAGTGGTTTACCAGATCAAACCGTTTGCGCTCCCTCGCATCACCCCGGCCAACATCGGCGAAGTGCTCTACCTGGGTACGTCGATGATCCCCGACCACATCCGCAGCACCGGCAACGTAGTTTGCTACATCCCCGCGCCCTTGGTTCCATGGTACCACAAGTACAACGAGGCTAAATACGGTCTTAACCAGGACTACAAAGCCAACATCATGCACGTTAAGGAATACCCCAACGTGCGCCTCGTTCCCGTCCCCAACGCTGACAACCACCACCGTATCGTCTGGACTCTCGACGGCAATATTAAATGCTACGAGCAGAAGGCCGGCGAAATGCTCGATTTCCGCATCGAGCAGCAGGACTGGAGCCTCAAAGTCTGGGCCAACTGGAAAGAGTCTATCTGGGCCGAGTCCGTGGGTTACAAGTACACAAACCCCGCCGAAATGGACGGCTCCCGCCAGCTTATCTGGTGCAATGACTACGACCGCCCCGATGATTTCTTCGTAGAAGGCCAGCCCGATGCCAACCCGTCAGCCGTGCTCCACAACTCGATTGTTACCGGCTATAACAAGCAGGTGAAGGAGATTGACGACATCGAAGGCGCAAAAGTCGGCGAAGTCGTAAACATCAAGTGCGGCCCCGACGGCGACAACGGTGTTACTATCAAGAAAGCCGGTAAATTCGACCTCATTTCCGAAGAATGGACGCCCAAGACCGGCGACGTTATCTCGCTGATGAAACGAGCAGACGGCAAGTTTATCGAAATCGGCCGCCGCACAGCCGCCGCATCCGCCTACATGTTCCCCAACGACGCCACCGCGCCCAGCGTTGCCGACGCTACCGTGTTCGTGACCGGCGAAAACACTAAGGCCACCGCGATTACCGACCTGGCCGACGCTGTTACCGGCACCGTCTACACAATCCACGGCAATGGCAGCGACAACGCCTCCACCATCGCTAATGGCGGTAACTTCTCGCTTACCAAAGCCATGACACTGAAAACTGGAGCAATAATCCAGCTTGTGAAGGTCGACGACGGCAAGTTCTACGAAGTAAGCCGCGCCGAAGCGCCCAACGACTAAACGGCCGGCCCCGGCATATAAACAACCGTATACCGGGGCCATGCTTCTTCTTAATTCGTTAACCAGTAATATTTTTTTTCGATATGTATGTACAACAATCTGTAACACGAGCACCGGGCAATCCCGGCATCGGTATTCAGCCACGAGACTCCATCACCCTTCTCGCAGTTGAGGACATCTACTACTTCCCGCCCCGCGATGCCAAGGGTGTTGTTATCCTCGAGGATATCATCATGAAGCCCGGCCGCTATGGCTACGGCATCTATATGACCCCAGGCACTGTCGAAGTGACAAGCGCTGCCGAGGGCGATACTGATCAGGTAGGATTTCAACCCCAAATTAAGGGCAAACATCCAGGCAACGAGATTGAAGTGCGAGAGTTCAAGCACAATAATCTAAACCGCAAGTTCATCGTAATCGTACGCTATTGCTCCGGCAAGCCTGCCGACATCATCGGCAACATGTGCAACCCATGTAAGATGGTGCCTTCATACACAGGCAACAACGAGAGCAACTTCAACGAGTTCACCTTCCAGCAGATTAACAAGGGCGACGATATTGGTATTTATGCAGGCACAGTTCCGGAGGAAGAGCCCGTGGTCGTGGTCGAAGCTGGCGTTAAAACCGTCAATTTTGTGGCCGAAGGGCAGTACCAACTCACCGAGGGCAGCGCCGTAATCGACAAGATTGAAGGCGGTAGCCACGGCGCAGTTATCACACTGGTAGGTACTGGTGGCACAGCTCCCACCGTCGCACACACTCCCGACGCCATTCTTCTGAAGGGCGGCAGGTTATTTACAGCCTCCGATGGCTCACAGCTCACGCTCCGAGCTTTTGAGGTAGCTGACGGCGCGGTGGTATGGATTGAGCAGAGCCGTTACGAAAACGGCTAACAGGTTCCCGGTTCGATTCCTGCTCGCACCATAACCCAGACACACCCGACCGCACCCCACGAGCGGCCGGGTGTTTTATTGTCCTTTTGTTGGTAATTACCGCCGTGTAACTTTGTGTAGCTAATAATTTTAACTCAAAAATTTAGTAATATGAATTTCGGAGAAGCAATCGAAGCTCTTAAACAGGGCAAAAAAGTAGCCAGAAAAGGCTGGAACGGTAAAAACATGTTTCTTTGGCTCAAACCAGCGGCCAACGTTAAGGCAGAATGGTGTAAAGATCACATGTTAAAGGCTATCGCAGAAGCTAACGGTGGCGAAATCCCCGCACTTGATACAATCTGTATGTTAACGGCACAAAAAGAAATCCTTTCGGGCTGGCTGGCCTCACAAACCGACATGCTTTCTGAAGATTGGGAAGTAATAGAAAACTAATTTTTGCACCATGACAACGACCGAAAAAAAGGAAATAGTGGCCTATCTATCGGGACCCCGAAATTATGCCGAAGGCGTAAGGCTCTACGAGCGCCACGGGCATAACCGTATGTATAAACGCCGTTTCGCCCTGGAAGATACCGAGTTTTCGCGGGCGCTCTTAACTGAAGAATTGCGCAAACTGGCCGGATTGTCTGACGCAGAGTTTCGACGGCTCCCGCGCCTGGCCAAATCTCCTAGACCGAAGCTCAACGGCATGGTGGCAAAGACCGTAATTCTCGACAACCCGAAACCTACCGACGCCGCACTCATAGAACTGGCCGACAGTTTAGGCGTAACAGTCGACGAGCTGGTTAGCCCCGAATTTCAGGACCGGGTGCTCGCTATGGAAGAAAACGAGCAGCGGGTCGAAGAATTGACCGACGAGCTCGAAACGGCCCGCAGGAAGTATGCAGAGGCCCCGGAACCGGTCCGTAAAATGATCCGTTTCCGCGAAAAATATAGTTTTCTGAACAGCCCGGACTGCCCCGACATCCTCAAAGTGCTGGTTAACGACATGTTCGCAGCTTACGACGTGTATAAAACCGCGTTTGCACACCTTCAAGTTATACCGGACCAGACAATCGCCGAGGCCGCCACAGAGGCCGAAAAAGTCGTTACAGCCTATCTCGCTAACCGCGAAATTTGGGACGAGCTGGAACACTACCGCACCACCGGCCAAATTTTGGGCAAAGCAGCGAAGTTCCGCGAGGCCGAGGCCGTCGAAGATTTGGCCGCCCTGTCGGATCTGGACCTTGCCAAGAAATTGAGCAGCGCCCGCGTCAACCAGTCGAAGCACAGCAAAGCGGTGAAAGAGGCAGAGGCCGCCGGTAATGATTCGGCAAAGGCGGCCGCAGCTCTGGAACGATGGACCGCCACCCGCGAGCGCATCGAGGCCGAGATCGAGCGAAGAAAAAAAAAATAATTGAGTCGCTGGAGAAAGCCGAAAAGTCGAAAGCCTATTTTTCGGCCTATCTCCGGCGCTCGAATTGCCAACCTTGCGACCGCGCGGAGGCCGGGTATCAAATTGCTAAGATTAACAAAAAAATTACCGCGCTAAATGCTACGCTATCCATCTTTCAATCTATCGACAAGTGATCGCCGCGACTTCGACGGCGGTACGATATACAACGGCGACTGCCTGGAGATTATTAAAGAGCTCCCGGCGGCATCCGTTGACTGTATAATTACGGATCCGCCCTATTTTCTGGGCATGACCCACAACGGCCAAAAGGGTAATTTTCGCGATCTCTCGATTTGCCGACCTTTTTACCGGGAATTATTCCACGAGTTTGCCCGCGTAGCTAAGCCTGAAGCCTGTATTTACTTTTTTTGCGACTGGCGCGGCTATGCCTTTTATTACCCGCTTTTCGATGAAATTCTAAAGGCACATAATATGCTTGTTTGGAATAAATTGAGCGGCCCAGGCAATCATTACGCATTTATTCACGAGCTTGTGCTTTTCCACGCCGGTAAGGACGCCAATATCGGAGGGACTAACATTATTGCAGACGTTAAGGCCTTCACGTCCGGCGCCAGATCAACCGACGGCGCTAAGGTCCACCCGACGCAGAAACCGGTCGTCCTCATAGCGAAATTTATTAACGACTCATGCCCCCCCCGTGGCGTGATACTCGATACTTTCGGCGGATCCGGCACAACGGCCGTGGCCGCAGTCCGCACCGGCCGCCGTTTCGTTATCATGGAACAGGACGAAGGCTATTATTTAACCGCTTGTAAACGCCTGGAAGATGAATATCGAAACGAATAGCCCGCCCGACATTTCGGCGATGATCCCGGCGGACAAGAAAGAGGACATTTTAAAACTTGCGGCCGTAGGTCTTACAGCGACGCAGATAGCCGCGGCCGTGGAGTTTCCACCGGCCGTGGCCGCTGCATTTATAGCACTGGCAGACGTCCCCGGCTCGATTGTGGCCCGACTTATCGAGGAAGGACACGACAACGGTATAGCCACGCCGCAAATGAAGCTCCAGGAAGCCGCAGCCGCCGGGAATATCGACGCGATTAAGACGCTCCGCGGCATCCAGCGAGAAAATCGGTTTAACGAATTTATTTATTACATGGATGACGATGAATTTACCGGCTAAACCGTCCCGCATAGACTTCGAGGCTATCGACCTGACAACGATAAACCGCATTTTATCGACCGGGAACACTGACTGCCTGA